AACAGGCAGCGGAAGAGCGGCTGTCCAGCAGTACCAAAGGCCAGTAGTTCCGTAATACCGCTGACACAAAGCCAACTCAGTACCATACGGGCGGTAGTCAAACGATGTGGCTGTGCTGCCTTTTTCAATCTGCACATCAGAGATTTCAAACCAATCATTTGCACCAGCCGCAGATGCCGATGACGCTTCCTCAAACACGGCGCAAATGTTCGTTGCATTTGACGGCACTGCGACACCGGCTACGGTAAATGTCTGGTTTGATGTGGTGAGCTGTACGTTCCCACTGTAGAGCGTTGCTTGCCCTGTTGCAGTACCGTTGATAAAAGCAGAAGAACTTTGATCTGCTGCTGTGCATGAGTAAATTGTCACCAGCAAGTTGTTGCTGGTGGCTGAATAGTTTGCTCCGCACTTCGCAGCAAATTGCAACGTGACGTTTTTGCTTGGTAGGTCAAGGCAGTTAAGGTTTTCAATCACCTGACCGAGTTGGTTGCGACTTGCGCCAGTGCTGCCAGAGCGCTTTTGCACCCTGATCGAGTATTTTGTAGCTCCACCAGTCTGCTGTGTGACATCAGTCGCGGATTGCGAACCCAACTGAGATACAAACCAACGGTCTGCTGTATATGCTGGCACACCAAGAGATGGTGTCATCGCGTTCAGCGTAGTGCCGCGCTGCCATACCGTCATGCCGCCATTGATGATGCGGTTCTTGAAGCCGTTGTAGCCATTTGCGGAAAGGCTTAAAAGATTTGATGTAAACTTTGCATCAATAGTGTCAAGATCAGCATTGATCTTTGTACCCCATGTATCTGTTGACGCGCCAACTTCTGGCTTTGTCAGAGATATGTTTGTGGTTGTAGTATCAGCCATTTTTCAGTCCTCATGCAGCAACTTGCCACGTTTCAGTATTATCAGATATTGGAGTCCAAGTCTCTGACGTATCACTAATAGTTGACCACGATTCTGACGAATCAGAAGCAACTACCCAATCAATTGATGTGGATGAAATGTCATTCCACGTCTCATTTGTGTTGTCCTCATTTTCCCACTTTTTACGTGCATAAACAGACATTGCTGAATCGCACGCAATTGTGAAGCCTTCTGATTGGACACGGATGCCATCAATGACGACAAAGCTAGATGCTTCAATAGAAACTGGCTGATTCACAATGACTTGCGAACCAACCGTCATCACGGCATCGTCAAACAGACTTATCTCTGCAAATGCAACGCGAACGCCATTGACAGCCATTGCGCTTGCATCAGTTGATGTCAATGCTCCAATGGCAATACGTTCAGCAGCAATAGAAACAGCAGAAGCAGATGCAGCAGTTGCAGCGCCTATTGCGTAACGCAGTCCATCAATAGAAACAGAAGATGCAGAAGCAATGTCAGCAGCGCCAACAAAGATACGCTCACCAGCAGCAGAAACTGAACTGGTTGATGAAATAGTCAATGATGCATCAGGCTTAACAACATTCGCTGCAACTGCAACAGCACTGGCGCTAGAAACAGAAAACGCGCCTATACAGACGCGAGTTCCTGACGTAGTGACAACTGAGTCATCTACGATTGCTACGGCTCCAAGCGATACTCCTCTGGAGTAATTGCCCCCGCCGTAATAGCCAGAGCCGTAAGCTGCCATGATTAGGTCAAGGTGACTGTCAGGCTAGAAGCAGGGATGCGGAACACATCGCCATCGTTGATGGTGCGTGATGTGGTCAAAGGAGCCCAAGCCAACATGGTTCCAGCAGTTGAAGCTGTGAAAATGGCAGCGTGAGTCACAGTACCCCAGTTGCCACCAGAAGCAGCAGCAAACTCAATTGCAGCCGAGTTAGTTGCAGTAGTTGGGGATGTGCCTGAAACGCTGATTGTTCCAGTTGCAACACGTGCGTATGCGTTACCAGTGACTTCAGTACCACCACCAGTATCTGATGGGGCTGCTGTAAACAGGCCAACATACCAAGCTGTTGGACGTGTTGCTGAGTTTGTTGTCAGCAGCCAGTTGAGAACTAGGTTCTCGGTGTAATCGCTAAAAGATGACATCTGTTATTCCTTATCCAAAAGTTCTTGCCCTTGCAACCAGAGCACCACCAGAAGTAGCGCCACGGTCATCAGCAACTTGCAAATCTTCCATTGCTGACGTATACAGCGTTGCCCATGTAGAGATTCTCGCATCATCCTTCAAGTATGGCGCAGCTTGCAGCAAAGCGCCGTACAAATAGACATCAGGAGCAGCAGTCAGCAACCAGTTCACAGTGACTGAATCTGACAACTTAGTCAACTTTGCGTAATACGTGAGTTCAGCCGTGTAGGATGAATCAGGCACTGGAACTGTACGAATCTGCGAGCCAACAATGCTGAAGAATCGTGGCTTGCTAGATGATGGATATTGAGCTTGCAAATTGTCAAGAGAGTCAATTGTCTCAAACTGCAAAGGAGTCACAGGATTCGTTTGCAGCTTGAGAGACTTAACCTCAAGGAAGTCTGCTGGCACAGTACCGTACTCAGTGTCCACAGTGGCTGTTGCACGAACAATCATCTGACGTGTGCGCAACTTACGCTCAATTTGAGCTTCAGCCATCGAAATGAAGTCTGGGATTGTTGCTGTCAAATCAGTTCGGTTGAGCCAATCTGCAACTGAGGACTTCAGCTCTGAGTAGGTAGAGAGTGCCATTAGGATGCCTTTTGTGCTTTATCCAAGTCACGCATCACCCAAGTGTGTTCGTGCCTGAATTCAAATGTCCCAATGTGTCCGATTTCCTTCGACACATCGTGGTCTATGTATATTTTAAAGCCAGCAGCACGTGCTTTGCGACAGAAGAAAACATCTTCGCCAATATAGCCACGCTTGTCTGTACGCCAAGGAGTTTCAAACCAAGGCTCTGACAATGACTCAAACACCTTGCGTGAAATCAGCATCACGCCCATACCAATGGACTCAACTTCTTCCAAGCCTGTTGACTCTGGCATTGAATAGACAAGCTGGCCTTCCAAGCCGCGAGCTGTTGGTCCTGTTGGCATACGTCTACGAGCGCAGTTTGTCGCCACGATGTCTTTTTCATGCGCCAGCAAACGTCCAACCATGTCTTGTGGAAACGTCATATCTGAGTCAATGAACAAAACGTGAGTGCAGTCCTCACGCATTGCTTCAAGGCACAGGTCTGCGCGTTGGTTCTGAATCAATGTGCCTTGGTTGATCTTCAGGCAGATTGCGTCAGGTGTGTTGAGTGTGTGGTACGCCACAAGGTTCACCAAACAAAACGTGTAGTTTGAATGAACCATGTCTCTCGCTGGCGTACATACAGCAATGTATTTAACGGTTTCTTTTGTCATTTTTATGTTTTTTCCAAATGTTTCCAAGCACTTCCACTTCGTATTTGCCTGATAGATGAGGCTGAATAGCCAAATCTTCTTGCTAATACTTCTGGTTTTTCTAGACTGAATTTTGCCTCAAAAGCCTGATCTTCAGTTAATTTTGAGTTCCCATGCTTTGCGCCTTTTGCTTGTTTATTTTTCAGAACTTTGTCAGTCATATTGTCTTTTTGAGACCCTATGAAAATATGATCTGGATTTACACAGCACCTAACATCGCAATGATGCAACGCCATCTTTCCGTTTGGGATGCTTCCATACTTTTGCTCATATGAAACTCTGTGAGCATAGAACGGTTTTTTACCATCACAAACTCGACCATATCCAGAATCCTCAATCGTAGACATCCATATCCAGCATCCAGATTCTGGAATCCTTGTGATGTGTTTTTCTATCTTTTCAGACAATGGAATTCTTGGTCTAGCCATCAGACTTGTCCTTCTTTCACGCGAAAGAATCTGTTGTCGGGATTGTTTAACCAAGACTTCATATAAGCATCATCATCCAATTTACCTTCAGCTTTCAGCTTGTAGTAAACAGACAATGGGATTCGTGCAACATGATGGAACTCACCTTTCCAGCCATTGTTGTCGGACTGCGTTAAGTCCATCTTGTTCATTTCAATAATGGGCTTTACGTCTTGAATAGTCTCAATCGTTGCCTCATCCTTCTCAGCATCGTAATGCCACACCTTCTTGATGCCAGTGTAGTCATCGTAGTCAAAGAGTCGTGATTCGTTCATATAAAAAAAG